AAGCGAACATTGCCATTAGCTTGATGCACCCTTAAGAGCAACAAAGTTAATAACGATTGCTTGGCTTAAGTTACCAGCAGATACGTTAGAAACTGTTACTGCAAAAGAACCATCTGCAATAGCATTTGCATTTACTAAGTATGAACCAGCAGTTCCAGCAGAACCATGACAAGCCACAACAACGTCTGTTGCTGCAACCTTGCTATTAGTTACTGTGAAAGATACTTCAACACCAGCATCAAGCTGTGCAGCGTTCATAGTAATTTGTCCACTCTCAGCGTTAAGAGTTACACCTGTTGATTTGCTAGTAGCCTGAGTAACAGTTCCACCAGCAGTTGGGCCTACTAAAGACCCAGCAGTTACGTCAAATAATGAAGGCATGATTAATCCTGATTAGATACGTTTGTTGCACGAACAATACCTATGTTCTTTGTCTCATACACTTTCGACCATGAACCAACTGTCTCCAAAACTGTTCTGTTTGGGTTAACTGTTGAAACTGCGTACTTAAGACCTACTGGGTGATAGATGTAGTGGAGATCCACTGCCATTGCTTCCTCAAGAGCAAGAATGTCTCTATCTGTTTGTGTTCTGATTGGAGCCTGTTCGCCCGTAACGACTGCGCCGTTTTCAAAAAAGAAAACACTGTATTCCGTAGAAGCTCCAGAGCCTGTTGTTGGAATATCATCAGAAACAATAATCCTTAGACCACCAAATGTTTCAACAACATTAGGGCCATCAAAAGCTCTTGTTGTACTACCAGCAGTAGCTCCTGTATCTGGTGCGCCTGTGTTGTCGTAAATGCGGTCAATCATGTTGCGCTCTAACAAATCTCCATAGACGTTGGAGTGCATTGCTATTGCTGTAAGCTTGCTTCCTTGATCTCCTAGTAAAGACTTTGCTTTTGCAATATG